AGAGAATTAGGCATGGTAAGAGGAGCTAAAAAGTGAAAAAATGTACTAAATGTCATAAGATTAAAGATGAATCAGAATATTGGACTAGAGGTTATAGAAAAGGTAGTAAAAAAAAGAGACTATATAGTTATTGCAATATATGTGCAAGAGAAGCGCAAAGACTGTTTCGTATAAATAATCCAGATAAATGGAATAGATATGAAGAAAATAGGAAGAATAGCAGAAGCCAAGAGTCTTTAGAACAAAAAAGTAAATATCATAAAAAATATATAAAGAACAAAATAGACTCTTTAGATGATTGGTATATTAAAATGTCACTTACTATTAATAGTCCACTTAAATCTGAAGATATAACCCAAGAAATGATAGAGGCTAAGAGAGTATCTATTCAATTAAAAAGAGCTCTAGGGCTTACAAATTATAAAAAAGGAGACAAATGATTAAAGGAAAAGCAGGAATTATATCTTTTTACAAAGAACAGTTAAAAAGGTTTAAAAAGATAGGTATAGGTAACAAAACTGAGTTTAATACAATTGTTACTGATCAATTAATAGCAATAACTAAAAAAAGATTAGATGAGCTTCAAGCAAGGAGATGGAAAATAAAAGGGAGAGAAAATGGAGTTAAATGATTATCATCATATAGTATATATGTCTGTTAAAGATAAAGATGGAAAGCTAGATGATCATCCGTTAAGACCATTTTTATATGAAGCAGAAGCACAAACTTATATTACTGGATATGTAGATGCTATAGTTAATCATACCGGTGAAGCCGATGAGGCTAAAGTAAGAGGCCAGTTTTCAATACGAAATGTAACTGGTGATGTTGTCAACAATGAGGGTGATTCCTCAACAAATAAGGAGACTAAAAATGTCTAAAACAATCAAAATACTTTCAGGTGGTGGATTTGTAACACAAGAAACTAGATCTGAAACAATGTGTGAGTTGCGTGAAGAAATGAATATAAGCCCTAATGCTTCAGCAGCTGTAGGTGGTGTGAATGTAAATAATTCATATAACTTACAAGATGGTGATATCGTTGCATTTGTAAACAATGATAAAACCGGTGGCACAAATATTTAAGGTGTCTCCGTCCTTGGGTGGAGGACATTAAATAAGCTACCCACAAATTAACCATAGCTTCTAAGGTATAGTGAGCCATCTAGCGGCATAACTGCCTGGCCTTAGACTTGAATAAACAGGTGAGATGTGCACTGCATGCGATGCTAGGAGACATACTGTATAATTATTGCTATGGTATTCTTGCCGCACTCCGGCATAAAATCAGGTACGCTTATCAAACATCTTCGTTTGATCCTGGTTCCGGGGTGCACCCCTCATTATCCACAAAAGAGCCATAGGCACAAGTGATTTTAGAATCGCTGAACCACACACAGAAAACAAAGTCCTATGGCTAGTGGATATAAATTAAATAAAAACAAGAGGTTACAATGGCTAAATGTTGGAGTTGTGGCGCTTGTCAAGAGTGTACACAAAAAGAAAAATGCAGATGTGCTGATCAAAAAAAATTGTATGGTAAAAATACTATGAAGTTTGGGAAATACAAAGGTATGACTATACAAGATGTAAGAGAAGCAGATCCTAATTACTTAATGTGGGTATATAGTAGTATACCTAAACATAAAATAGAAACAGATCTATATCGTTATATAAGATATAATGCTGAAGATATAGGTAAAGAGGCAACTAAACAAAAAAGAAAAACAGGATGGATAAAATAATGGGGTTTGATATAGTAGGAATTAAAGCAAAATCAAAAAAAGGTGAATATTTTAGAAATAATGTATGGTACTGGAGACCTTTATGGTCATATATATGCAATGAATGTGATGATATATTGACTATAAAACAAGCTGAAGCTGGATGTTTTAATGATGGAATTAAAATAAGTAAAGCTAAAGCTGAAAGAATAGCTAAAAGAATACAAGAAAGGCTAGATGATGGATCTGTAGATCTTCATAAGGCAGGATATGATAGTACTGTTGATCAAGTAGATGATGAATGGGCTAAAAATTATCCATTTGAAACAAAAAATGTAATTGATTTCGTTGAGTTCTGTAAAGAATCAGGCGGATTTCAAATCTGGTAAGGGAGACATATGTATTATAATACAAACAATGAAACAGGTAATAAGTTAAAGCAATCTAAGAAAAAGACAATAACTCAGGATGAATTTATATTGGGAATATTTAATACCTGGAGAACAAATGAAGGTCTTACTCCTTCAGAAATAGAAGGAATATTAGTTGATGACTATGATACAAATTGGCCACTTACAAGCATAAGAAGATCGATATCTACTTTAACTGACACTGGTAAGTTAACTAAAACCGATAAGTTACGGAAAGGTAAATATGGTAAAAATGAACATGTCTGGAAATTTAAATCACAAGCACGTACAGATATTAATGACACGAATACTCCTGGACAGGGGGATATTGGATTTTAAATGGGGTATTTGTATGGGCTCTGAAGAATTATATTTTAGAGTTGGATACTATGATAAGTTCTTTTTAGAAGATGGCTTAGAAAATGTTTTTGAAGAACATGAATTAGAAGATGAGGATTGTGGTAAACTTTACTCATACTATTTAAAGGAGAAATAATGGGAAAGGTATTTGATGATGCATTAAAGAGTTGTCAAAAATGTAGAAAAGTTTGGCAAAACTCTACACGCTTTACAGATCCATATAATAATAAAGATGGGGAAAGTTATTATGATGATTTCCCTCATTATGGATTAATAAAAGTTGAATGCCCTAAATGTAAGGAGGTAAAAAGTGAGTGCAACGCTTGAAGCAAGAAATAATTTTCTTGATGGAATTAATGATATGGAGAATATAATAGAAAGAATAGCATTAGGGCCTCAAGAAGAGGTATTATCTAAATTTGAAGAACTAAACCGAAGGTTTGGAACTGACTTTAGATGTACTCCTACATTTAGATGGCAACCTGGATTCTATAAGAAGTTAAAAGAAGAGTCTGGAAGAATATCTAATATAACTATTCAAAAGAATAAAGTATCTACTTATAGTAATAAAATAGAACAAGGCAAATGGTATTTAGATACATTTATGAGTAAAATACGAGAGTTAGACAATAAATTATATTATCTAAGGAATAGTGGTATTTGTTTTCAGGATAATACTGAAGATGTGAATAGAGTTCTTAATGATTATAGGAATACTATATCTGGAACTATTGATGCAGCTAGGGAAATGTATCCTAATATGAATATATCAATATATCATGGATTAAGAAGTGATCGTTCTATAGCTAAACATACAATTGCTTATCATATATACATAGAAGGTAGTTCAATGAATATAAACATAGGCGGTGAATCTGTTGAAGTTCCTATGGGAGATATAGATATAATTATTTCTGTTGATTTAATCAAAAATATAATGAATAGAATAAGAAATACTCCAAGATATTCACATGCACATGAACAAGGAGGTCATAGTAATACTTGGAATGGAGGAATATTCCATCCACAAGAACCTGAAATATTATATCCATATATATCTCAAAGTCATTGGTCTTATGGACTTATTGTTAACTTTGCTGAAGGTCAAAATACACATTCAAAGTTTGGGAATATATGTTTTGGAAACTTAAGTCAAGATATAATAGAGGCAGCATGGCACGGAGATATATTAGCACTATTTACATATATTAATCAGTGGACTAAAAACTTTAATGTTGGCAGCACTGGACCATTAAATGGATATGATAAAATGTTTCATGGTATATGGCCTGAAATGCAAACAGATGTTTGGGAATCAACTGGGAATATGAGTCATATAAGAAGAATGGATAATTGTAAATATGCAAGCGTATTAAGTCGAACAATGCCAAATCAAGAAGAATCATATTGTGAAAGATATGATTGTGTGTTAAAGAATCAATGCCCTTCATATACAAATCTATATGTTGCACCAGAAACAGTAGATGATGGCGGAGAATTAGCTGATAGAGATGGTGAAAGCCAACCTTGGCCACCTCAATTAACAGAAGCCGAGATACTAGAAATGTATCAAGGGGTAAATACAGTGGATGTAAATATAAATCCATTCTAATAAAAAGGAGAACAAATGAATCAAGAGTTTTATATAAGTGAAAAAGACTGGAATAAAATTCAGAATTATGCTCAAGCAGCTTATGATAATAGTAAGTCTGAAATAGGTGGTATGTTAGTAGCTATTGAAGATACAGATGGAGACTGGCAATTAAAAGATCCAGTAATACTTAAACAAGAAATTAGTGGAAGTAATTGTGTATTGGATAAAGAAGATTTAGCACTATATTATACAAAAGTGGGAAGTAAACTTAAGAAAAAGAACTTTCGCTTTGTATGGTGGCATAGTCATCATAATATGGATGCTTTCTGGTCAGGTACAGACTTAACCGCAATTAAAGAGTATTCTGATGGAGATTTTAGCTTTGCTTTAGTAGTAAATCTTAAAGAAGAATATAAATTTAGAGTATCTGTATGGAAACCTATAGAAGTCCATGAAGATGTAGAACTTACTATAATAACTAAAGAAAAGAAAATACCTCAAAAGATACAAGATGAAGTTGATGAGAAGTGTAGTGAAATTTATAATAAATATAAAAAGACACCATGGAAAGGGGCATATAACGTGGGAAAGTCGAATCAGATGACTCTAGTAGATATGGAGAATACCAAAGCTGGTGGTCCAAAGTCTAATCCTGAGTTGTCTGGAGATTCTGATGATTATATTTATGCTTATGGTATGATTGATGAAATGAATAAAAGATATTGTGATGGTAGGTTAACATATGAAGGTTGGATTGTTATGGCTAAAGATATCAATAAATTGCTTAAAAATACATATGAAAGTATATATAGAGTAGATCTATTAACAGAAGCAGCATTAGATGAGCTATCAATGATAGGAACTCCCCATGAATATATATATACAGATCCAACTTTAGATCCCTCTTTTGAAAAAGAATATAATGACTGGTTGGATTATAATTCATACAACAAATCATATGGAGTAGATTAATGATAAATACAAGATCATCAGAGTTAGTAAATAACTTAGAAGAATATACTTTTCATATCTTGGGCTGTGGGGCTATTGGTAGTTCCGCAGCTCTACAAATAGCAAGAATGGGTGCAACTCAATTTTGTCTATATGATATGGATAAAGTAGAAGAGGTAAATATAGGCGTATCACAATATGTCTATAACGATATAGATAAACCCAAGGTGGATGCATTATCTGACCATTTAAGAGCGTTAGGAGTCTTTGAGGTAGGTACTTACTTTGAAAGATTTTCTGAGTTCTATCCGCAAGGAAATAAGGATATAGCTATACTTGGATTTGATTCTATGTCATCAAGATTACAAGCAGTAGAGGCATTGTTTAGTATACCAGGAGTAAAGCCACTATATATTATAGATGGCCGTATGGGTGCTGAACATTATCAACAATATATATTTGATAAACCTACTGTAAATAAATACAAAAAGACTTGGTATTCAGATGAAAATGGTAGCCCAGAGCCATGCAATGCAAAGGCAACAAGCTATTGTTCTAATTTATCAGGTAGTATGATAGCAAATGCAATAAGGAAACTCGTAATGAAACAACCATTCAATAGATCGTTCTCATTTAACTTCCCAACAATGTTATTGGATAAATCAGGTATGGTGTCTTAAATTACACTGCATTTCGTACGTATAAATCCTTATTTGTACTTAAAGGGGGCGGGTAATTCTGTCCCCTTTTCAACCTTAAAACAGGAGACTCAATGTCTGAAAAAAAAGAAGGAACCACAACCGTGGAAGATTACATAACCCCAGAAGATATGGATTTTGAGATTGTTGAACAAACAATGTCAGATACCATTGGAAAGCTAGCAGGAGCGTTAGCGAAAGCTCAGTCTGAAATGACAATGATTGAAGCTAAAAGTACTAATCCATTCTTTAATAGTAAATATGCATCATTAGCATCAGTATTAGAAACTGCTATGCCTGCATTAAATAAGAATGAAATTGCATTAGTTCAAGGTAATAAATGGGATTCAGGTGATAATGGATTCTATATTACTAGCATGCTTATGCATTCATCTGGTGAGTGGATTAAAAGTGAAATAAGAATGCCAGTTGCAAAGAAAGATGCTCATGGTATTGGTGCTGCTACTACATATGGTCGTAGATATTTATTATCATCTATGGTTGGTGTAGCTCAAGCAGACGACGATGGAAACGGTGCTATACAAGGCACTACAAGACAATAAAGGAGAGATAAATGGCTAGAACATTTACGTTACCAAAGAAAGGTACCGGCCAATGGAATGAAGGTTGGCATACAGTAACAATAAATAAGGCAAAATATGGAGAATTAGACAATGGAGCTAAGTATATAGACGTTACATTCAAAGATTATCCTGATAACTTTAATATGCGTGTATATGCTAAACAAAGTAAAGATGGAGAAGAATTTGCTATTGCTAATTTATTCAGATTTGCTAATGCTGGTATTACTGATGCATTAGAAAGTGCTACTGGTGAAACTGTAGTTAAATTAAATGATGACCCATCTGAATTAGAAAATAAAATGATTAATGCATATTTCTATAAGAATGGGCAGTATACTAGAGTATTACCTCAGATTGCTCCAGTTCAATTCAAGAATATAGTAGAGCAATTTCATGAAAAGGATATTATATACTTTAAAGGAAAAGCTGAAGCATTCTTTAGCAAATGGGTAGAACCTAAGTTAAAAGATGAGCCATATGAAAAGGAAGAAGAAACAAACGATGTTCCTTTTTAGTAATTAGTATATAACAGTAAAAGCCTGCTGAATGGATCGTTTCGGGGACCCAGAGTAAGTAGGCTTTTTCTTTAATAAGGAGATAAGATGATAAAAGAATTTGCTTTTGGATTATCGCAAAGGCATTACTTTCAGGATGCTGGAAGTGTTTGTGATTGGATGAATATAGATAAAGATACTTATATGTCATTATATGAATTTGATGATAGTATAACTGATTATTTTAGTAAAAACAATAGTTTATCAGGATTTGATGGTCTTGTATATATACCAGATGAATTTATATTAGATGTAGATGGAACTAGTTCAGAAGATTTAGAGGGAGCAAGACAAAAAGCCGTAGGCTTGAGTATATTGCTTGACGATTTACAGATACCTTTTAGATTATATTTTAGTGGAAATAAAGGTTTTCACTTTGGAATACCAGGCACAGCGTTTAGGTGGAAGCCTGATAAAAATTTACACCTTAATGTAAAAGATGCTTTAACTAATGGTGGTATATTTGATTATGCAGATCCATCAGTTACAGATAAAATAAGGTTAATAAGAATTAATAATACATTAAATACAAAAGCTGGTCTATGGAAATGTATAGTTCCACGCTCTATATTAAACTCAAAAGATATTAGTAAAGAGATAAAAAATATAGCACGTAAACCTGGAGAAATACCAGATTTTGATCTTGAATGTGAACCAGTATTTGATGTATTAGAAAGGAATAACGATGAAGAAATTAAAGCTCCAGATTTTATTAGTCAAGGTAGGAATCCTGATCCAGTTAACTATCCTTGCATATCTAATATGCTTGCTAGTAATGCATCAGGTGAACGTCATGCAACTGCTTTACGCCTCTCTGCTTGGTTTCGGTGGCTCTATCCTGAATCAGTGGTCCGTATTGTTATGGAGCAATGGAGACAGCAAGTAGATGATCAATCACATAGGTTTACTAAAAAAGAAATGGAAAGCATCATAAAGAGTTCATATGAAGCTCATGGAGGTCAGGGGAATAGATATGGATGCAGTGATGCTATTATGGATAAGCATTGTAGCCAGACATGTAAACTATTTAAATCTAAGAAAAGTCAATCTGTTATGGATGCACAAACAATGGAAAATGATTTAATCGATTTCTTACGTAGTGATGTTAATCCTATTAATCTAGGAGATATATTTCCAGGAGAAGACTTTCCTATTTATCCAGGTGAAGTAGTAGTAATACAAGCTCCACCTAAGTCTATGAAGACTATGTTCTTGCAAAATGTAATGAATGGATTAAAACGTCCAACATACTTTATAGAAATGGAAATGTCACCAAGGCAAATATGGTCTAGGTTTGTACAAATAGAAATGGATTGGTCTGAAGAACAATTACGATCACATTATCAACAAATGCAAAATGGTATGGATAAACGATTCAAATGGTTGACAGTAGATTATTCATGTCCATATGCTAATGAGTTAGAGAAACGTATTGCTATGCTGCCAGTTAAGCCAGAGATAGTTGTTGTTGATCATATGGGATTATTTAAATCTAAACAAAGAGATCCTAATATGAAAACAGAAGAAGCATCTCAAGCTATGATGGAATTAGCTGTAAGGCATAATGTAATTGTATTTGCTGTAAGTGAAATAACTAAATCTGCATTTCATGAAGGAAATATGAATATAGCATCAGCTAAAGGTTCATTTAGAACTGCATATAATACTAATAAATTGCTATCTGTTATACCTTCTAAGAGCATTACAACAGGCTTAATAGAGCAATTAAGAGTAAGATGTGAAGCTAATCGTGAACGTGAACATTTAGACGTTAAATTGTCAGTTAGAAATAGTAAAATATATAAGGAGAGTTATGAAGAAATCGGAGTTTGATAAGATGTTCAAAGAGATTATTAAGGAAGTTAAATCAACACGTGATTCTGGGCAAAAGGAATATGCTCATACAGAGGATAATGTGTTTGCAAACTTTGAAAGAGTTGCTGATGGACTTAATATATCTAGAGAACAAGCATTAATGGTATACTTAATGAAGCATATGGATGGAATTAATGCATGGATAAAGGGTCACAAATCACAAAGAGAAAATGTCACTGGGAGAATAAAAGACGCTATTGTATATTTATGCTTGCTATGGGGCATGGCAAAAGGAAAAAAGGATGATATTGATAAATTCCTTGGTGACCATGGATTTAAACCTTCAGCTAATACTGCTCAACATAATAGTTTCAACCCAGAAACAGGAGAAGTTAAATATATAGAACAAAGCCTTGGAGATGAATGTATATGAGAGATAAAATAGGAGATCATGAAGATAGAATAGACGCTATATTTGGAAGATTGCGTGCACTTGAAGAGAAAAGTCATGCACCTATAGATTTTATTGAACAATTAGAAGATTTTAAAGATGTTGTAAGAGATAAAATTATAGATCTTGACTTTAGAATAAACGAATTGGAGCTACAAATTGAAGACATCAAACAGCGTGGACAACCCAGAAAGAAAAAGAGTTAACTTTCATTGTGAAGATTGTGGTGGTGTATGGAAAAAGCCTGTCCCTTATTTCATACGCCATCAAAATAAAGCAATTGAATGTTTAGTAAAGCCATTTCAAAAAGAAATATGCAAGAGATGTGCTGTAAGAGAGTTTGGATCTAAAAATAAAAAAAGAAAGGAGTTCTTTAATGAAGTCTGAACCAGAAATAGAATGTGCTTTAGTTGAAGAATATCAATATCTTGACGATCATAATCATCCTATGGATGAAATGCAATGGGCGCATAATCAAGGATGGATAAAAGCATTAGAGTTTGTATTGGACAGAAAAGAGGAAGATATAGATATAACACAAATACATGAAGGAGCAAATAATGACACCATTACAAGGGCACTTAAAAGGCTTTCCAAAGAATGTGGCTTTGGACGAAAAGACGATGTTGTCAATAGCCAGAATGATAGCATACGTGACGGCTTTCTCTACGGGCCGAACGAATGCACCACCTGAGATGAGTAAACAAGCCATAGAATTAGATGCCAGGTTGGTAGATGAATGGTTGATGAAGGGAGAAGAATATGTCTGCAAAGAGTGCGAAAGCAAAGGGTAGAAGACTACAAAACTTAACGAGAGATAAATTAAGAGAAGCATTTCCTTCATTAGAAGAAGATGATATTAAATCACAGACAATGGGTATGCCTGGAGAAGATATAGTACTTTCTCCAGCTGCTCGTAAGTCTATCGTATACAGCTTTGAATGCAAAAATAAAGAAAGACTAGACCTTTGGAAGTCTCTGGAACAAGCCGAAGAAAACAGTGCAGATAGAGCACCTGTTTTGGTAATAAAACGTAATCGTAGCAAGGTCTATGCGGTAATTGAATTTAATAACTTCATTGAACTCATAAAGGAATAAGTGTTGAGAAAAGAAATAACAAATCTAGAAAAATATATAAATGGTATTCTAATAATGGTTAAAAATGTTAATAGTGAAGAAGATACACTTGACAGTCTATCTTTACAATATTCAGTATTAAACTCATTAAGTGAGGTAATAATTGATAGTTCTCTATCAATAAAGAAGCTCTTGGATAAAAAGATGGAGCTTATGAAGGATCAAACCTTCAATTAATAAACCAAAGCAATAAGGGGGTTAACTTCGGCCCCCTTGTTGTAATTCATCTATTAATTGTTGCAACTCAGGAGTCATTTCTTGGAATTGTTTTTGTACTTTTTTTGCTTGTTTATTTGGATATAATCCAAGTTCTGATTGAGCAACCCATCCTAAATTTCCTTCCCTAAGAGCTGGAATATGTCTAAACAATAGTCTATTACCAAATGAATTTAATAGCTGCATAACTGAATAAAACTTATCTTTCTTGAAATCATTTTTTATTTCTTTAGCATAAGATTCATCATATCCAGATAATAACATTGCCCAGCTTTCAGGTTCAATATTAACTAAACCAGTCATCATTCCTATATTCAACATATCCCCAATAAAAGGAGCTCCAATGTTACCAAGAACAGGACCCTTACCATAAGTGGCTTTTGCCTTTTCTTCTTCTGTTCCTGCAAATGCTGTATATAGATTCTTTACCTTTGAAGATGGATCATGCTCTATTAAATTTCCAAAATCAACACCTGTTACAGCACTGGCAAATACAGGAGCTAAAAAATATGCCATAGCCAGTCGATATAATTTCCAGGCATCATCACCACTAACTTCACCTCTCATAAATTCATTAGATCCTTTTTTAAGGTAATCCATATTCTTTTCAAAGAACTTAAATGAATAATGTTGAAATTGACCTAATATCTGACCTGTAGGTGTACGTAGGGCTTTAGCTTTAGAGAACGCATTATAGTCAAAGTGTAAACTCACTGTCATATTAACTGCATAATCTTTTGCAGATTTTTGTATTTTAGATTTGAATTGTGCATCTGATAAATCTTTACCTAAAAATTCTCTATATTGAGGATTATCTAAGGACTTATACATTTGCATATATGCTGTTTTAAATGTCATCTTTCTATTAACATTTTCTACTGCAGCAGTCATAAACCCAGATTTTCCTGCCAAATTAGATATAGATCCAGATATCTTTTCTAATCTCGTAATAGGTATATGCTCATGCTTTCCAGTTTCAGGATTTATTCTTATCGAAGTATTTATTCCAGGATTTCTACCGCCCATAGATTCCTTTAGCTCAGCTGCACCTTGGCCTACTTTAAATAAGATACCAGTATCTTCCATCACCTTATTGATATCATCAAGTTGTTGAGTCGATTTATAAAAGTCTCTAGATTCTTTCATTGCAATAGGTCCCCACTCAACGAAATTTAATAAACTTTGAGAAAAGTTCCTTGCTGCACTACGAGGATTGAATCCAATTTTAGTTATAAATTCAAATCCTAATATAGATCTCATTAAATTATTAGTAACAGGATTTTTAATCTGATCAGCACCAGTTGCAGACTTATGAAGATCTTTAACAAAGTTAACTACAGACTCCCCATATCCATCAAGAAGTTCTCCTTTTTTATATAAAGATTCAACTCGTTTTAGTGCTCTTTTACTTTCTAGATTTATTTTATTTATATAGTTAAACCTATTAACATTAGATGTATACGTTTTTAATACCTGTGGAAAATTCCATGAATAATCTTCAGGAGATATATCATAAGCACGATTTCTAGTGTGCCCAGAAACATAACCTTCAATATTATCAATGGCCTCTTGCAATGAAACATTTTTATTTAAGTATTTATTTGTAGATAAGGCTAAATCTTCCATTCTTCCCATTAGCCCATCCATAAGGTCAATATTTAAACCTCTTCTGAAATGAGGATAAAATCCCTTTTCTAAATTAGGCATTAACTTTTCTTCAAGTGTTGCCCTCATATTCTTTAAAGTTTCTGTATTCTTACCTGACTGTCCTTCAATTACACTATCAATATAAAATTCAACACCTTTTCTAAGCCTGAAATATAATGCTTCTGTATGTTTTGTATATTCATAAAGTGCATTAACCATATGTCCGCTAATTGGATTTCCATCAGAATCTTTTAATTTTTGTATATCTTTTTTCTGTAAGAAGTCTCCAGATCTTGCTTCTTTTATATCCCACTTTAAATTAGAGCCTTCTGCTTTAGCCTTTATTAACTTATCATTAATTAATTTAGATAATCCATTCTCTCCTTCAATGAATGTTATCATTTCTCCGTAAACTGCAGCGTCTGTATTATCCCATAATTTTTGATATTCTTCTGTTAATCTTGAGTGTTCACTCTGAGCGTCATTATTTCCATTTTTTATTTCAATAGCCAATCTATCGATTTCATGTTCTAACTTGGCAACTTTATGCATGGCAGTTGTTTTTGTAACTCTTTTACCAAAATTAGATAATGAATTTTGCATATATCCTCTAGCAGCCATCTCTCTAGACAATTCTTTAAGGATTAATGTCTGTTTGTTTATACCTGTAGATTCAGCTCCTTCATAATTATGTGAGGTTTTTAAATATTCATTCAAAAGATTACCTATAGCTGGATCTTTTTTTGCAAACCGACTAGGAACATAAAATAATTCAGCAAACTTTCCTGCTAGCTTCCCGCTTTTAATTGAAACTCGTAAATCTTTTAGCCTAGATTCTAATCCATCTAATTGACCTTTACTAATTTTATCCTGGAACATTAATTCATCTAAAGGCATATTAAACTCACTTTGAACCAATGAATAAAAAGCATCATCAGGATCAGCTAAAACTTCTTTAATCTTTTTATCATTAACGAAGTTATCAAAGGTCTTTTCTAGCCGATCTATACCTTCATTATCTTTATATAATGGTTTTTTTATTTCTTCATTAGTCTCTGGATTAATCTCACTCTCAAAACAACCTTGTATAGCCATTCTTATACTCCGTTATATATTACATTTAAGGTTTTTACGTCTTTGGAAAACATTCCTACTTTTTCCTTCAGATACAGGGTCTGATATAACAAGCTTAGATTGCTTTGAGAACTCTCTAAGTGAAGATATATCAAATTTATTCATCCTATTATTAGGGGATAAAGTAATACCTTTAAAGTGTTTGCTCCCACCTAATAATGCATATATAGGATCCCCTTCTAATGCTTTCTTTGCCATTTCGCTTACAGGCCAAGTCCTTCCATTGCTATCCTTAAATCCTGTAGCTCTTTTTGATACAAAGTTATGCATTTCATCATTATGTTTTGATAGCATAGACATATATATAGTTGGATCAACTAGTTTAGTACTCATTAACATTTTTTGCATCATGTTTTTTTGCTGTAGATATTCTCTATATTCACCACCAAGCCCAGATCCTTCAAAGAATCTTTCATAAAATTTACTTTCCTGCGAATCATATAATTTAAATGGATCCATATTATTAGTTGTATGCCTGGACCATTTTATATCTTTATAAGAACTTAATGCAGTTTCAAATGATGGATGAAAATCTGGGAATGATAGATGCTCATATGTAACATCTAGCTTCTTATCTATAATATGTGTTCTCGATAAATTTTGCCAATCTTTCTTGAAGTAATTTCTATATGTAGATAATACTTGACCCACCTTTTTTAATGAATTTTGCATGCTAACATCTATACCATCAGATCTTTTGATCATATATTTTAAAACGCGCTTCAATCTTCCATTAGCATTATAAGGGACTACATGAACAGTATTATTAAAGATACCAACAGCATTTTTATTTTTTGGTAAACTTGCATAATGGAATAAAGCAGTAACACCATGATCTCTAACAAGCTTATTCAGAAGCTCATCTATAACAGTCTCCACATTGTTATAATCAAACCTTTGATTTTTTGCATATTCTAATTGTTTTTCGCTTAATAATTGCCTTCCGCCCAATGGCATAGTATGACTTAAATCTTTAAGGTCTGCAAAAGCCCTTCTTTCATAGTCCTTTAATTCCCTTATATCCTCATGCATTTTTAGAGTTCCACTATCATACCTAGTAATAGCATCCATTGTATAGAGTTGAACAGCTCCATCTTGTAAGTCTTGCTTACTATCAATGTCTAATACTTTAATATTAGCATCTACAAGATCTTTTGTTCTTCCGGTCTTTAAAAACTGTTCTGGTAATAAATCCCTTACACTCTGCCTAACCTTTTCTTTTTGCTCTTTTAGCCCTGATAAGATCTCTTGTTTCTTTTTCCAGCCACCCTTATATGCTTGAGAGTTTATATATCCAAAGCGTTTATTTAAGAATCTTAATGTTCCTATAGCTTTATTATAATTATTAATAAAACCCATAACTTCACCATTCCAAACTTCTTTATCAGCAGGATTTTCAATAAATCTATTTAAAGAACTTTCCATATGAGCTAATTCATCTCCAGTTAAAACTTCACGATGCTTTCTTTCTCTTAATGGATCTTCTGCCTTTATTTGCCACATAGACCTATCAAAAACATTACCATGCAATCCTCTTGATGTTCTGTCTGCTTGCTGTAAGAAACCAGTAATAAATGGACTGCTTCCTGGAGCAGGATAAAATTCAGATGTTGAATCTTCATATCGTCTCTTCTCTTTATTGTAAACCTTTTTAGCTTTCTGGGTTTGCTTAAAGTAATGCTTAAATTCATCTTTGTGGCCATGCTTAGATTTTAATCTATAAAATAGATTAGAATTTATATCAGACATAAATCCAAAATATGAATCTGATGAATTGATTATATCAGAATAACCTGGTTTCTTGCTAAACCCGGTATTTTCAAAGATCTGAGTTCCAATATTTAAAAAGGATGAATATTCATTTAACATATTTCTGATTATATCTTTATCCATATCTGTTAAATCTACTTCTGTACCGGTCTTATCCCATTTTCTAAATATTCTAAGTCGATCATCAGCCTTTGCATTCCCTTGCCTTAAGGTTTTTAAAAAGCCCATCCCATTTTCTTTTAAATCATCAGAAGACTTACTGTAGTCTTTTAATGGGAATAAGAAATCTTCCTTCCACTCTTTCATATATCTAAATAATTTTCCATCAATAGATGTACCGGCATCTATTATAGCCTGAGTTTCTAATACAGCTCTATGCCACCAATCTTTGTTATTATAGTCCATAGCAATTCTAGTGCCATCTTCTAGCTTTATAATATCACCCATTCCATCATCATTTTTAGATGCTAGGTCAGACATCCAGTTAAGAGTCCTTTGAACTTTTTGAACAATACCAATACCTTTTTTAAGAACACTACCATTAGATAACTGCATTCTCCATGCATCATTTATTTGACTTGTATTATCACCTGCTAAAGATAATCCTTCAATAGAGCCAGCATAATCTGCAACATCTATACCTTGAGTAAAGATTGGAGCGGTTGATTGTATATGATCATACATTTGTTTGTTATGTGCAAAAAAGTAATCATTCTTATCTACATCATAGTCACCTTCAAATATATTTAATACATCCATTTCATTTACAATCATAGCATTGCCATACTGTTTATCTAAAAATCCTTTTAATCCCAAAATAGCCATATCATTTGGCCTAGTACGCGGATATCTATTGGTAATAATAGCTACTTCATAACTACCTTCTAATGCTTTTACTTCATTATGGAATTGCTCTAATGTTAATTTAGATACATCTTTAGGATCCATCCCCATGTCTTCTAATGTTTTAATTTCATGATTATTGGGATTACTAGTGTCAATTATTTTAATGGTCATATTATTATCTTTTGACTTAGCCAATGATCCTAATTCAGAATCCATCTCATATGCAGGCAACATAATTTCACCATAGGTTTCTGTTTTTCCATCGCGACTAATTGTAGGCCTTAATGTTCTTAATGAAGGATCTAATGATTGAATCAATACTGCTTTTCCTCCATATCTAAACTTATCAATGACTGCAGTTTGATTAACTATTGGGTCTATTAACTTTTTATAGAACTGAGTCATAACCATATTTTCACTTATTTCCATTGGATCAATATTAAATTTACTTGCTGATCTAAGTGCTCCGAGGCTTGCTGATGCTCCACTTCCTTCAAACATAGATTGTATTGTTTGTCCATCAAATGTATTCTCATCAAAAAATGCACGTCTTAAATCTACATTATCTCTTCCAACAGAAAGTTTTCTCAAGTTATTCATTGAATTTTTTAATCTCTTGCCATAAAAATCACCAAATATTTGTTGGGCCTCTACACTACTTAGATAATTAAATGAAGATTGGGATAGTTTTGCATTAGCCTTTGTATGAATCCTATCTTGCTTAATGCCTATAGATTCTAATGGGATATCTCTAGCGAATGATTTCAATCCTTTCTGCAAAGATAATGATGCCTCAGATGATTCAATCATCTTCCAGTTTCTATCCATTACCTTAGATGCAGATTTAGTCATTAATATATCCATATTGTTATTCTTAAAGAAATTATCCATATGTGGATCATATATAAATACTGTTTTACCTAGCAATAATGCATCACCTGTAGCTGATATAGCAGGCTTGAATATTTGGGTCTCTCTACCAGATGCTCGTCCCATTGCTAAAGACCAAAACCTCATCTGGTCATAAGATATATATGATATACTGTCAAATGGGCTCTCATCGCCTCTGTTATATAGTTGTGATTCCCAGAAATCATCAAATCCATCACCTAAATACTTTTTTAAGTTCTCCTTAATCGAAGTATTTAATTCATTCTTATCATTCCAAATTCCAACACTTACTTTTTTAGAGGTAAGAAATTTATCTAATATGGCTTGATCATTTTTATCCCTAGCTGTTCCCCTTGTTACTAGCTCATTGTATCTTTTGAAATTTGGAGTATGGAATAAAGATAATCTCTTAGAAATCTTCTCAATATCCCCACTTAAGTTTGCATTATCAAGCATTAAATCATTAAACTCTTTATAGTCACCTTTTGATATACTGATTTCAGAAAATAAAAATTGTCTTAATGCAACTTCATGAGCGTCTACTTTATTGAACTTACCCGATATTGGTTCAGCATCTTTCATCTCTCTTATAACTGTTTTCATCCAAGACTTAACTTTGGGGTCTATACTCTTTTTATCTTTAACTTTACTATATAGATCTTCATATGCTTTTCTTATCTTAGGAAGATGTCTAGTCTGAATACCAATAGGCTGCATTCCATTAGCTATCACAAATTCATGCAAACCTTTATTAACACCATCTCCTGTCTTAAATGGCTGTGGATAAAGATCAGCTTTAGTTGATTCCATATTAATAGATTCAATTTCTCCAAGATTTTTATTAAATATATCTCTTTGCGTTTGAAGCATTTCAATATCATCAGGATGAAGTTTATCTGCTGAGCTTTCATAGATATTAAATCTTTGTCTACTTGCTCTTCCACCTTTTTGTATAAAGTTCTCAGCTGTACCACTTAAGAATGCAAATGGAAGATCTATTTTATCAAAGGATTCAATCATTGGAGTTTTTTGCATAGATACAGTTCTACCAGAAATATGCCCATCCCATAACAATAATCTCTTAGATACAGTATTCATTCTTGTAGTTAATAAAGATGCAAAATGATCTAATGCTTCATCAAATTGATTGCCAAGTTTTGGATCGCTAAGATCTAAGTCTTTAGCTTTTACATATTTATCTTTATGTTTAAAGAACATATATTCTTTTGCTATATTTTGTAATCCAACTAAATCTTTTCTTGGTATAAGATTCCCGTCTTTATCCATTTTTCGTAACCCAGTCCATCCAGGGACAGATAGTTCACCAACATTTTCAGCTTGATCAATGATATTATCTAGGAATAAATTTTGCATTTCAGCATTACCATAAGCCTTAGCTCCCAATTCACTTAAAAAATACTTAGAAAAGAATTGATCTTGGGTTAAGCTTGCATCATCTATATGCGGTTCATATGCATCTGCAAACATATTCATTACTTCTGTTCTATGTGATTTTAAATTAGCCTCTGCTTCTGAATAGCTATGGCCAAATTTATTCATCCTTTCTTTTAATATTTCTATAGTAGCATCATTAAGGTTATCATTTTTATAATTAAATCTAGAATATCCTTCAGCTTCAGTTCTTTCCATAATATTTAATTCTTCCATCCAAGATAGCAGCTTATTATAATATTTTGGATTACTATTTGCAAACATGTCCATTTGCTCTCTAAAGGCCATCTCTGGAGCATCTATGCTATTAAACATATCCATTAAGGCTTGCTTAGCAGATATAGCTGTAGATTCATTGCTATAGCTAAGTATCATACTAAGCTCATCTAATACTTCAGGTGCTAAAGCTTTTTGAGGCTCCATATCTCGTATGAGAGAGGCATCTTTTGTTCCACCTCGCTGTTTAATATCATCAACAAATTCATTCCAATTATTAGCAATCCTAGACATTCTTTCAGAAATAGCACTATCCCCAGATACAAAATCTATTTTAGCTAATTCATATCCTCTTGCTCCACTAATAGAATTTTTAACTAAGTTTAATTCAGGGGCCGCTATAATTTTATGCATAATATTAACATCTTCCATTGTTAAATTACTTCCTTCAATAGCTTCCTGATTTAAATATCTTACAGTATAATTATTCCACCTATCCATAATCCAAGGCTGAGTATTCATACCTCTAGACTTTAAGAACTCTCTAAGCTTAATTATATCTGTAAATTCAGCTTTTAATATCTTTTCTGGAGCAGCAGATCCAAACCTCTCTCCCCCCTTTGCATGCATTATTCTCAATATATTTGAAAGAAGTCTCTTTGACTCAGGAAGCTTCTCTCCTGCTCCTATAATTTCAATATTACTAACATCCTCAACGGACTTCATCTGATTAACATCACCATGCATTAAGCCTACAGATCTTAATTTTAAAAGTAAGTCATCCGATCCTGGACGGTTTAGATCAAATAAATGTGATATTTTTTTAGCTGCTGTCTTTCCGTGATTTGTAGCCATTACATATGTTAAGCCTGGAAGTTCAATTTCAGTCTGAAAATCATAATTTCTATCAGGGAACATTCTATTTACTTTCCCTTCAAATGTGTCAGTAATCTCTTTAACAAATCTGAATTGATCTAGATCTTCTAGGTTGAATATTTTATTCTTAATCGGATCAACATTTCCTAGTCCTTCTGGCCCAAACTGATCAATCATAGTATTTACTTTTTTCATTACATTTTCAGCAAGTAAAACAGCATCTTCACCGTTAATTCCTTCAAACCCAGGAATATCTTTTGCTTTTCCGCTATATATTAAATCTCTTATAGTAGGACTTCCATCTAATGTAGATAGCGGTAAGTTAAAACTTTCAACAAACTTACCTAGTTGTGCTGGTTTAGATATATCTAAATTTGTATCGAGTCCTAATCCCTTTTGAAGACCAAATAATGCACTAGCTATATATTCCTCAACTGATCCACCTGTGCTTTCTGCAATACTTTCAAAAACTATATCAGCATCTCTACTATTTTTTATAGGCTGATTATTTAATACATCCCATTTAGTACTTGTTAATATTTTATTAATTTCGTCTGCTTCAGTAACAGATATTTCATTTAAGCCTCTTATAAATTTATTTTTCCCACCTAATATATTATAAAAGGATTTAAAGTAATCATATCCACCTCTTGACTGCTCAGCTGCTAACACTGATTCAGTGCTTAAATTAGGATTGTCTGCAGCTCTAGCCTCTAATGGTACTCGTGTTGATTCCCAATCATCAACAATAATACCTAACTCTGATGCTTTTTCTCTAGCTTTAATTAAAGTTTCATTTTGCCCTATAGGATTGTGAAAGTCAGGTATTTGAGAATGCATAGGTATATCCCTAACAAGGTTTCTAGTGTCAAAACCCATAGCATTTAAATTTTTTCTTATCTCTTGAGTCCTTGTACTTAAATCCCAAACTCTACCAGTTCCTTTTCTATTCATCCACCCACCAATAAGGATATTTGGAAGTAAATCTTCTAATGGCATATCAGCTTCATTTGCAGTCATATCATAGATATTAGGTGCGCTCATGATTAAACCACCAGCCATCATTCTAAACCAATTTTCAGATAATGAACCCCATTCTTCTTTTAATGCATATTGTAATAATTCACGTCCATATTCTTTAGATCTTGTATTTAATGCCTGTGCAATAACTTGCCTACCTGTATTCTCTCCATATGCATCTATAGCGTCCTGAACAGCAGTTCTTGTATTTAAACTTACATTAAACTCTCTTCCATTATACCTTGTCTTAATATAACTTAACCTTTTAAATTCTTCAGAATTATCTGATACTTGCTTAGAAAATAAGTTTATATATTTCTGTAATGTTTCAGAGGATTTATTTTGATATATATTTTTACCAAAAGCAGCTTTTACACCATCAACTAATTCTACTCTAAAGTTAGAATTTTTACCAGCAGGAGACATAAACTTCAAAGCGCCAAATCCTAATCCGATACCAGTTCCCCATATAGGAGCCATCATATCATATTCTCTTTCATCTGCCATACTAGCTGGTAGTTCCCTGATTGCATCAACAGTTCCAAACATAACTACTTCATCAATCAAATTTCCAATAGCACCAGCTTTCTCAGAAGAAGACCTTAGTGACCATAAATCTTTAAAGTTTTCTAATGGGCGCTTAGTAAGGCCATCTTTCATCATACCTGTAATAATATTAAATTCGCCCTCTGTTATTTTACCAGTATTTAAATATCCTTGTGCAACATCATCTATAGCTTGACCTGTCTTAAATGCAAAGTTTTTTCCAATATCTTTATTAAAGGCTGCTCTTTGTGCGTTATTTAAATATTGTCTTGTAACATCATTAGCAATTTCTTTCCTTAGACCCTGATCCATAGCTTTTTCAGATACTTCTTTAGCTACATTCTTAGCACTAGCTACTACATAATCCTCTCCAAGCTCTTTAGTTAAAGCTTTTTTCAAGAATGGTTTTGCTGCCATTGTTCCTATTTTAGTACCAACTTTAAATGGAGCTCCTAATGCAAATCCAGCAAGGGCACCAGCACCAGCACCTACTTTCGCAGCTAAGGATTGTGGGGTTTGACGTAAATCAGTATCTAATAGAGAATCTCCTAATCCCAAAAGATTAAATGATGCCTCATTAGCAAAGGCCCACGCTGAACTACCTACTATATCCCATAAAATATTCTTCTCTTCTTGAGGAATTTCTTCTTCGACTGAAAATAAATCTGCTCCAAATGCTGAAGTTTGATTAAAGTCTCCCCCAAAAGATGTTTTTTCTAACTCAGATTCTTGTAATTCATTTAAAAAATCATCTAAAAATGGATTTGCCATTTACTTATTCATCCTCTAATTTAATTGTACTAAACATATCTTTCCCCTCAAGGTTTAATGGTAGTACTGTTTTAAGTTCATCGTCTTCGTATAGATTTAATACTTTAACTGCATCTAATAATTCATTTTTAGCTTTACCCCATTTAACATAAGGGGTTTTTAATGATTCTGGTGTATCACTACTCATTATTGCCCAATTTTGTGTATAACTATTCATCATAAATGAATGCATATTTTGTTGATTATATGGTATCTCAGGAATATCATCATCTATAACTTCAACCAAATTACTTCTAGTCTCAATTAACTTATTTTTAGTATCTTGCATACTTTTAAACAGTTCAGGATTCTCTTTCTGCACTTTCTTCTTTATCTCTCTTTGCCATAAACTAGGATTAAGGTGCTCAGCGACACCTTTTAGATAGTTCATTTCTCCTTCTCCTTTAAACCATTCTTTTTTTAAGTCAGTATAATCACTTTGTAAAGTTTGCATCTCTAAGGCAGCCATATTATATTTATTTATAGCAGAATCTAAACTCATTTTAACGTCCTTATAGATATTGTCAGGTGCTAAACTATGCTTGGCTCCACCTGGAGCTATCTCAGTAATAATTTCTTGTTTTGTAGTATCCCCGCTAGCAATCCACCCATATGTTTTAAAAAAGTCTTTAAACTTAGGAACTTTAGATAATTCATTATTAATAGCTTCTAACATATCTGGGTTAGCATTTGTAGAATACTGTATATATGTATTCTTTAAATCTTCTACTGACATATTTTTTGCATCATTTACTATATCTAAAATAAGCATTGACTGTTTAGCTGTTAATTCTTTACTCATATTAATCCTCTAATTGTAATTGATCCCATAAGCCTTGAGTTTTATTATTTAATGTTTTATTGGCAATATCACCTTGTATTATCCCGCCTCTTGACTCTATTTCTGCATTATATTCAATAATCATTCGTACATACTGACTTCCTAGATCGCCTGAAGAAGCAAGTATTGATTGAAAATCTTTATTTTCTAATAACATATTCTTCATTACATTAGGTTCATTAGTATATGTTAATATTTGAGATATAAGAGCCTTAAGTTTCTTTTCAGGTATTGATTTTTTATATTTAGTTTTAAGGTTAGATGCGATAACCTCTATCATATCTTCATTTGGAACAATAAGGTCGTCTTCTTTTGTTCCTAATAAATCCTGTACAGTTTTCCCTACACTCTTCAATGAATTAGTTTTTGCAATTACTGTAGGGTCATCGTATACAGCTTTATTAATAGTTGCCTCATAAACAGTTCTACTCGCATCATCCTTTATTGTATAGTTAGGATTTACTGCTATCGCTTTTTTAGCTGTCTTTATATATTTATCTTCAAATCTTTTATACGCTTCAGTTTCATTTTCTATATCTAATGGTTTCAAGCCAATTAAAGCCTCGTTATATTGCTCTTCTACAGCAAGATCTTTTGCTTTTCTCTTCATATACATTTCTAGGTACTTTGAATCTTTGTGAGTATACATTCCAACATCTGAATCAAATCGTGTTCTTTCATCACTTCCTTGGAATCCTTCATCAGCCCATTCTGCAAGTTCTGTATTATCTGCTGTTGAATACTCATTAAATATCTGTCTGTTAAGATTACCTGCATATCCAGCAGCAGATTCAATATATTCCTTATCAATAAAATTTCCAGATTCATCTTTAAAAGTTAATGCAGTTAAAGGTATTCTGTTATTTTTATCTATTTTGCTTGCTGTATCAAGCTCTGATATTCGTAAATCTAAATCACCTCTTTTTCTATTAGCTATTATAGTCCTTAATTGCTCTCTTTCAAGCCTAGTCATTGCTCCACCTGCTTTTATTCCAGCTTCTAATATATCAGAATCAAGGGTATTTGCGAGCTCTGGGTTATCTTTAATGTACTGTTCCATTTCAGCCTTTGAAACCCCAGGGGTTTCATCTACGTCCATATAAGGAGCAAGAGTTTTCCCTCTTTGATATGAAGATATTTTATTTGAAAGTGAAGCATTCTCAGCATTTATCATCTCTATCGTATTAGATAGTTTTTTAATGTCATTAACAATAATGTCACCCTGGTCCTCTAGTATCTTCTTAGAGTTATCACTTTCTACCATTGAATATGGGATTCCTATATTCTTTAATTCATCTTTTAATTTATTATTTCTATCTATCGCATTCCTTTGTAGGGCAAGATTATGCTGGATTTTTATTTTATCCATCTCGTGAGCTTTATCTAATTCTTTCTGGACCCTTTCTTTCTCAAGTATAGATTCTTTAAAATCCAATTCTCTACTTTCAAGCTTAAGAGATCCTAGTAATCCTAATGCTTGTAATGCTAATTTTTTATCTGATTCTGTTATTTTCATGCATTTATCCCATCGTGTTTAAAGTATAATTAGGGTTAGGGCCTTTTGGTTTATTTTTATTTGATGGCTGTATTAATGGTTGTCCAGATTGCCAATTTGCATAAGGATCCCCTTCCCAACTATATCCAGACCAGCCAGCAGGATCGTCCCAACTTCCTGTATCAGTTATTGCTAATCCTTCACCTATATCAACCCCGCCAGTAGATGCTCTGTATTCACTTTCTAATGCTCTTTTCTCTCCTGTGAGAGTAGTAAACTTTTCAAATTTAGCTTTATCAAATTCAATTGAGGCTCTTTCTCTATCTCCAGCTAATATACTCTGATCTGCATCTAAAATATCTCTTTTAAAGCCTAAATTTTCTAATGTTGAAGATGTTTCTATTCCTACGCCACCCAATTTACTTTGGATTCCTCTTAGTTTATTTCCTCTACTAATATCTAAAGTAGATGTACCACCAGAGGCAAAATCAGAGGCTCCTATTACTTGATCTTCCTTCATTCTCATGCCTTGCATCATATCTCTAGCTGATGTTTCTATCCCTGTTAACATTGATTCTTCAGTCCTAAGAGCTGTTGTTTCAGCGGCATCATAAGATAATCCTCTTGTTGTTAACTTATCACCTCTAGCATCTAAAAGATCAGTATCTAATTGATATATTTTATCAAGATATCCTGGTTGATCCTCTGATCCAAACATATAATCAAATTGATCCTTTATTAAGTCTGCACCTTCTAAATATATACTTGTCGCATCTCTTAACTCACCATAACCCACATCATACATCCCATAAGTTCTATCGACTAGATCTGCTTGCTCATATTGTCCATCTACATCTATTAAATTTTCTGGATTGCCAGATCCTACTGCCTGACCTGTCCCAGTATATCTCTCAGTAAGTAATGTTTCGGGATTAATAGTGCCACTCCCCCATGATTTAACTAATTCTCCACCAAGTTCACCATGAGATTCATTAATATACTTTTCCCATGCATTTGTATGATTTATTTTACCATCAATACGGCTTAATGTATTATCTCCGTATCTTCCTTTTTTTGCTATTGATTTATAATTCATAATTTCTCCTTAATCAAGCCAATCCCAAATAGTACCAGCTGCATATAAAGCCGCTCCAACAGGTGCTCCAAATCCAGTGGCCATCATTGCTCCTCCTGCTATTTTTAATCCTCCTTGAGCTTCATCTTTCCAACTATCTATTCCTCGCCCACTTTGTAAATCCCAGTTTTTATATGTATCATATATATCAAGACCTACTCCTATACCAGGAATTATTTTACCGCCTACTGTTTTGCCTAGAAGTTCCTTCCCAGCTAAAGCACTTGCACCTTTATATATACTTGCAACATCTTCATATTCATCTCTCCAGCTTTCTACGCCCCTTCCACTTTTAAAGTCTGCAGTTGTAAAAAGATCATAAGCACTTTTTGCCCCTTGGGCTATAGAAAACATATCCCCTAATGATCTACCTCCTACTTCATCTTCAGGTGTATCTAAATCATAAAACTCAGATCCTACCTCATCATCTAGTGGAACTTCAGGTCTTACTGGCTCTATAACAAATTCTCCTGTCTGCTCATCAAAATTTTCATAGTCACTTAATGGCTCATAAAATTCAGATCCAACCTCATCTAATGGAACTTCAGGTCTTACTGGTTCCGCTGGAATATATCCACTTGTTCCAGGATCAACTTGTGGAATATATTCACCTCCAACTGTTGGCTCTGCAAAAACATCACTAACCATTTCATCTAAATCTTTAGTATTATAATCAGGCTTATCTGTGAATCCTAAATTTTCTTTAATTATATCAAGTGGACCTCTTTGATCTGGTTTCAATAAATCTTCATTTAGATCCCCATAAGTACCTGTGCTTTCATATCTATCAAAGTCAGTTGATATATATTTATCATCTATATCTGGTCTATATCCTACACCTTCTTTTAGTGCTAATCTTTTTTCCGATGGAGTAATATATCTTTTTAAGAAATTCGAATCTTTAAATTCAGGCGAATACTCATACCTGCTCATATCTTCATCTGGTATTGACTGTATATCCCATCTTTGAGCTTGATCATATGCCTTTACCCCTTGACCACCTAGATTTAATGCAAGCATTTGATTTTCTTTAACTTTTTGATCTTGAATCGTTTCCTCATTTTCAGCCTCTATTCTTTCTCTTTCTTTTTTATCTTGGTTGAATTGAGCCATTCTTCGAATCCAATTTAAATCCGCACTTGCATATCTATATGCACTTCCTGGTAAATATCCATTTGCCATAATTTATCCTTTCTAAAATCCTATTGCCATCCAATACATGTTATTCATGCTTGAATCAGTGCTAAAAGTTGCATAGTTCGTATTAACAAGAGTGGCCTCCATAATACCTACAGATTTAGCTGCTCCACCAGTACTTGAACCTACTCCATAATTAGCACATATTGAAAAAACTTTTCGGGGGAATGCCTTAGGCCACCATACAGTAACAGCACTAGCAGCTACTGTAATATTACCCCATTGCAATATTAATCCGCTATCAAAAACTTGATATCCTATATCCCCCATACTTAAGTTTAATTTAAATGGATCAGAGTCATAGTTTTTAACATTACTAGGAGCATCATTTCGACTACTATATTCTTTTTCATAAATCTTATTATCAATTTTAATATACTCTGTAAGCCTACCCCCAGAAATAGCATATACAGGAGTCCCTTCTTCCATTTCAGATTTAGTTGGCTTTTTTCTATATATTATAGACTTGTTTTGCTTGCCATGTTCAATATTTCTTGTTATACGATTTCTCATTATGATGTACTACCCTCAGTTCCACCTTTCTTTTGTTGCAATCCAGTAATTGGTAAAACTCTATATACAATAGTAATGCTATTAATAGTAAACTCTGGCATAGGGTATGTAGTATGGGTTACTTGTGAACCATCTGCAGTGACAATAGTTGTGCCAACAGCTCCTGGAGCTTCAATTCTAAGTTTAAAACTATAACAAAGTAAAGGTTTATAAGCATCATATTCTACTCCTTCATGAATTTGATACGGACGAAGAATATGAAGTTTATTAATACCATCATTTACAAGTTCACTATACATTGCTCTTTTCTCACCATCTGCTTTAAGTGTATATAAAAAATTGGTTCCTGTATACTCATTATAACTTGTACGCCAGTTTTCACCATCTAATGCATAAGTCACTTGAACCGCTGAATTGTAATAATTACCATCTAATCCTAAACCGATATCTGCAGTGGCATCTTCTACAACCTGCTTCATAGGATGATCATCCTGATTTCCTGTTGTACAATCAACAATAACGCCATATATTTTCTTTAATTGGCCAGGGGCTCCAAAGTCAAATGATTTACTTACCCAAGAAGATCTACTACCATCAAGATATTCCCTTGGATTGAGAATATCTTTAGCATGCTTATATACCATCATGCTTGTTACATTGAACTCTCCTCCTGAAGGATATTCGTCAGTTATACCTCTATGATTCATAAACAGCATAGATCCATCAAAATTCGTTATAAAGTTACTTACATATTGATGGTTTGGATCTATAGACTCTATAGCTAATCCATAACCAAGGTTATCTTCAGCATCACCTGTATCTATAGTATCCCCCGAATAATAACCAACCTCTCCATGCCATGAATTATTCCAGCTTTTAGATTTGAGATCATAAAAATATAACATCCCATCGGTTCTTATGTCACCCCCATTTAAATCTCCATAGAAAGATTGGCCATCACCACTTTCACTATATCCTTCAATCTTTGAGCTGCCTTTTCCTACATTTGTTACTACATTTCCAGCTATTATTATTATTTTATTTTTTGCATCATATCCTACAACTGGAGTAGATATAAAATTAGACCATTCAGCCTGAGATATAATGGGTTCCCCTCTTTTTTCTAATAAATTAATTAAGTTACTACCATTATATAAATAGCATCCCTGGCTATTAGCCCATACAATTCCAAGTTCAGTAGTAGTAACAGATGCTGGATGGTTAACACCGTTATAATAAAATGTATCTTCTAAATATTCTATTTGCTGAGATGCATTTATAACATGGACTTTTGAGCTTTTGAATTGTAAAATCCTGTCTGCATAAGCATGTAAAGCAACAATACTATCCCCATCTCCAACCGTTACTTCTATTTGATTTTCAGGAGGAAAAGTATCAAATTGATTGACTGGAGACTTAATCATCGCATCTCCATTAGCAACTCCATCTTGATAGATATTACCTATATATGTTCGTCTATTAAGAGTAACAGCAGTTTTATATCTTGCTTCTGTAGTTTTAGTATTTCCATCATATCCATTTATATCTTTAAAGGTTTTTGCAGTTGGAACATGCTCATATTGAATTGCATGGGAATGAGTGAGAAAACCTTGAGTCTGGTTGTTAAATATCGAATCATCAATCCAAGGCTGCCATCCATCCTCGTAAGCACTTCTAACACCTTTATTAAACCTTGCTTCTAAAATTAAATAATCTTCAGAACCTTTAATAAAGCCAAATCCATATGAATCATCAGTGGTATATTCACTATAATATATATTATATCCAATAATCCTTTTATTATGAGTTTCTGTAACATTTCTTTTATTCATCCATAATTTAAATCTTTTAGAACCTCTTCGAGCTGTAGATGTAGAACCGCTAATAATGCCTGTGGTTTTATATAATAGTGATGGAGTTGTTTCTTGACCATTATCATATATATATGAAAATGAATAATATTCTCCCCCTACCCAACTTCCTTCTCCGTCAGGATCATCTTTGTGAGTCATGGATAATATTGGATGCCTAAAATTAGTCATGTTTGCAGCATTACCATGATTCAAGTAACTTTGAGGGGTTGCCCACGTTCCCTGAGTTCCATGATGACGATGTATAAATGCATCAGTGTTATCGCCATCTGTAGTAGTCTGAGATACATCGGCACCTACTTCATTAAGATAAGATCTTACTTTAGCTCTTGACATATACCATTGATCTATAGTGAATCCTGCATCAGCATTCCCGGGCAATACAACTAATTCCTCTAAATCAGTCCTTTTAATATAGCCTACCCATATAGAATCATTATTTAAATTATCAAAATTTCCATCACAGATCCTAACACCAGAATCTATATAATAAAAAGAAGGCCTTATTGTATTTGTATTGTCCCAATTTGTAAATGTATCATCTATACAATACGCCATGCCTTTACTGTCTAGCTGTTGATCTACACCATTTTCTGCAAAATATAGATTTCCATCATTACCTAAAACAAATATATAGGCTGTTGGCTTAGCCTCTCCAGCAGTGTTCTCCTGCGGATCAATCCCCCCTACTATATTATTATAATCAGATTCAACTAAAAACAATCCATATCCAGGAGTTATATCTTGCTCAATAGGAGCAGGAGCAGCTAGTGACCATGAACCACTAGGCGGCCAGTAACGTATTTTCCCTGACTGCCTTAAACCACCATTTTCATTCACACACCAGCCACGCATCAATCTACATTCGCTATCTTCAATAGAACTAGCCGATTTAGATGTATTTAATCCAGAGAAATCTTTTATTACTAAGGATTGTTTTGGCATTTTTTAAAGAGCTTTCTTAATAGCTGATTTAATTACACCTTCAACAGTATCATATAATGCATTCATCATTTTCTCTTCAGTTTCCTCTGAGATAAAAGGTATGTCTACATTTTTATTTAATGCATCTACTACTTCTTTTTGCAATTCGTCACCAAATACTTCATCAATAATTTGATCACCTAAATTTCCAAATAAACCCATTGTTACTCCTTTTTGTTTTTGTCTTTAAGGCCATTACCTGATAGGGCCTGTACTATCTCTACTAATGATTCATATGAAGAACGCATATCAGCTAAGCTTTCTTTAATATCAATCTGTAATTCTTTTTGCTGTGAAATAAGGGTTACTATAATAGCTTCTAATCTATTTTGAGACTCTTGCAAATCATCCATAAAGAACTTTTGAATGAATTGTGTTTGCTTCCAAATAAACCACATAGAAGCACCAGCGACTGACACTGGAACTCCCAGCTTTTCTACTATATCAATAAAGCCCATTTCCATTAGTTACCATCCAATACTTGACCCCATAAAGAAGTCTTTCCGTTAATGATTTCTACCACTTCAACCTTATAGTTTCCATCATGATAAAAATCGACTATAGCGAATGCATGGTTCCAATTAGTTAATCTACCACTTAACCAATCTTCATCTTCTTCTATATCCTTTAGACACCCTAAACTCCATGCACTAATAGTACCTCCGGCATGAGTCTTTGTATGTCTTTGAAGGTCATGTGTATGTCCATACATTACACTTTCACCATAAACATCTAAGTGCTTAAAAGAGTGGTACTTTGAAACAAATTTACCATGTGTAAAATTCAACTTACCAATCTTTAAAGTCTTCTTTCTATTATAAGGATGGAACTCGTATCCTCTTTCTTCTAAGAATAAAGCATTTTCTGTAAGGTATTCACTTAAGTATGGGTATCTAGTAACAAATTTATCTAACCATACTTCATGATTCCCTTGTACAAAATGTCTTTCTTTGCATTTTGCTTTATCTAAAGAGGCATCTATTTGATCCATCCCCTTATTAACATCTTCTACATCTTTTTCCAATAAAGGTATCAAATCCTCCATTGGCTTAGCAAACCTACCTTTCCAGTAGTGAGTACTAAAATGCTGCCACTCTCCAGTATCTCCCAGATCAATATAAATGTCAGGCTTAACTATTTCAATAGCTTGACATACTACTTTAATGGCTGCCTTATCTTCTAAAGGGAAGTGCTTGTCTGGCGTTACTATTGCCCTTTTAACAGCACTTTTTTTCTTTTTAGGCATATCTCTCCTATTTAAATAATCTCTTGATTTTGAGCCATATATAGACTATATTCAATATAATTAATAAAACTCCTAATGCTTCTGGTACTATTTTCCATATATTTACTAATAGTGTACCAGTAGTAGTTCCAATAGTTTTTAATGAATCAGTCATATTTTCGCTCCATTTAAGCATTAGCATCAAGAAAATGTTTTAATGTTCCTTTTCCAAGCTCAGTATTGTACACGCGTTTCCAATATTTCCCTTGTGCTTCTATATCATCAGAAGCAGGTATTGAATGCTTATCACGTCTATATTTCAGCCTGCAAAAAGCAACTTGTAATGGTATTGAACCCATCATACGCATTTCAGCATCTTTTTCATCATAGCCTAATGCATATAATTTAGTCATAATATTCGGTCTATAACTAGCATAGTTTTCTATTATGTCATGCATTGTTGCAGGTTCACATTGGAAAAATCCTACAGCTGGACCTCCACCCATTTGGATCAAATGCTTATATTTAGTTTCTGCCATTCCAGTTCTATATATAAGTTCAACTGCATCATCAGAATGCATATCTAATTCATGCAAAGTCCAGTCTATAATCTGTTTAATCTCTTTTTTCATTTATACTTTTTTCCTTGCTGGACCTTTTGTTGTTCGTGCTCCACTAACTTTTGTTCCTCCCCTTGAAGGGCTATAAAGAACTTGAGAGATAGCTTTTTTAGCTGCACCTTTAGCAATAGATTTAACTCGGCTAGTTACAGCTCCTAAAGTTCCACCTACTATTTTTCCTGCTTTATCTGTGACTGCATCAACTAATTTATTGATTGCTGGGCCACCTTTTCCATTTGCCATTTCTGACTCCTTTCTATTTGCCTATATAGGCTATTACGTAATCTGAGTTATCAATAGTGATTGCATCAAATGCTCCATAAACTATATCACCATCTGCTAATTCAATCTGGCCTCCACTATATGCTCCAGTCAAAGTGAAGTCATTACTATCATTGTAACTACGGGCACTTACTGTAGCTGCACCATCGACTGCTTTAATAGCACACCAATAGGTTCCATCACTTTTACCTGTATGTGATGTAGATCCATCTATATTTGTAATAGTTTCTGTAGCACCTATTGTATATGCTCCATTAGTCAATATATGAAATCCATTTTGTCCAAGAAACAAATTGGCTGTTTCATCTCCTGTAAATTCTTTTATTCCTGCATGTTTTGCTGCCATATTTAAAATCCTCTATATAATATAATTTTTACTGCTTTATTAACACTTTGACCTTGAGCTTCATCTAAGGCCACTTTATTAAATTTACCATAAATAATGTCTCCTGGATATATACCAACGAAATTATTCCCAGAAGAAAACTCACCAGTACTCCCAGTATATGTACCATCTAATGCTAAATCATCTCCAGGCAATAAACTTTTAGCTTGAATATTTATAGCTTGAGCAGTTTGATCATTACTAACACATTTAATCGCACTCCAATATCCTGAATCAACTTTAAATGGAACTGTATAAATACCCCAACTATTTTGATGCCCTATGTTATGAAGTTCATAACTCGTACTTAGATCACCTCCAGTACCTACACTACCAGTATGAGTGCCAAGCTGACCTCTCACTACTACTAATCTTCCAGTAGAATTATTCCAGTTATCAACCCACATTTTCTCACCTGTTCTTGGAGCTACCACCCATGTATTATTCTGAAAGGTTCCATTATCTATCATAATCGTAGTAGCACTACCATCATATTCACTATCTCCAGTGCTTTCATCAGCTATTATACCTGCCAGTGAAGTATAATCATTCCCATCAGTAGTAATATATGCTTCTTTGATTACGGTACCATCCATACCATCACCACTAGCAGGTTCATGTGCACCTAGATAATGATTGGTCAATATATCATATTTCCCTGTTCCAATGTTTATATTGGAAGTAGTATCTCCATCATACTCACGAAGCCCTCTATTTGGTCTTTTTAATGTTGATACAATATCACCCATAATGAGCATCCTCAGATAAAAGTTTAGCATCAGAATCAGTTATTGGGGTTACTAAATTAGAATGTAAATCTATAGCCCCAAAATCTGGTAAGGCTTTTAAGTGAAAATCTCTTAAGTATACTTTTTCACCAGAGCCTAATCCAGAAAAAGTTATTTGATCAGAGCCAGATCCATGTATATAAAATTCATACATCCTATAAGCAGTTGGCAATGCTTCTGTTTGAGCTGTATCTGTAGTTAAACCACTTTTAACTATTACATTAGCAGAGCTTTCACAATATGCTGTAAAGTTAATTTGATAGCTTTTATTTGCTACAACTGTAATTTCATTTTCTATTATATTCCCAAGATTTAATATTGCGCCTGCAGCATCATCAACATATTCAACAGTAATATTATTTGCATCATCATCTTTAGAGATATAAACTTTATTTCCACCCTCAGGAATCCATGAATATTTTACTCTTTGAACTGAATCTCCAGAGCGTAATGCAGCAGTATTAATAGAGCAAAATACAGTATTTACATTATTATTTGGAGCTCCAGAACTAGTAAAATCAAGTGTAGATTGAGATACAATTCTATACCATGTATTGTCAACTAAATTATCACCATTTACTAATGCTGAGTCAGAATGATCAATATCACTACTTATAGATACATCTCTCATAGGTGACTTCCATTGATTTATAGCAGTAGAACTCAATTCTTTATCTGTTCTCCAATAAACTTCATTTCGTATATATTCTCCATTTCGCTTTGTTACTCCAGTAACTCCAGATCCATCATCTGTAGGATCAGGGGTGGTTGCTATTAACCTACATTTATGATTTGCGTTATACAACCCTACATCTGCATTACCATAAGAATTGCTTGCACCAGTTATACCTAAGGGTGTAGACATATATACCCTTCTCTTAAATGGGCCTGGATCGGCATATGCTCCTCTTATAAACTGAGAACCAGCAGCAGTTATTGGCGCATTAAATATATTAAAATCAGATATTTGAGAAGCTGATAGATTTTCATTGCCCGCACCATCATGTCTATTTTTGCCAATAGATAATTCAGCTAATGCTAAATCTAAGCCAATTGGAACACTTCCTGTAGTAGCGGTAAAATCTTCATCTTGCCCGTTTGTATGTGTTTGTTGGCTACTATTTTCAAATCCAGACTGTCTCATATCAACAGTAAGTGTTGGCCCTGAATAATCATAATTAATTACTACAAAATGCCAAACAGTCATATCTCTAAAGTTTTCATCATAATGACCTGTATCAGCATATGGTGGGATTAGCGCCTTCATTGTACGAGTATTAGTTCCGCCTGACCCATCTTTACCTACCATTTGTACTATTACATACTTACTTTCTACCCACATATGTATTCCATGTGCATCAGCAGTATCAGGTCTAGCCCATGAAAAGATTCCAATTGAAGGACCACTAGGGCTAGGCCAATTAGTAGGTTTCCACCAAAAACATATACCAATATCTCCAGCATAATTATTTCCAAAATTTGCTCCTAATGCAGTACCACCATTAATCCACCTATCAGAATTAACGGTACCCCAACTACTTATCGCATGTTGTCTTAGCAAATATTCTTTATGCTGTAAATCATTTGATATTTTGTTCATATGCCCTAGCATTAGCCTAAGTATACCATAATCTTTCCAGATGCTAATTTTAAACTTGTCCATCTTCCATAAATAGTAGTACCTGCAGGAAAAATCTCACTATCTACTACATCGCAATTAGTAATGGTATCTGTAGAGTTAGAGACAGAATTAACCCATAATCCTGGATCTTCTGCAACAAGTCCTTCTGTATCAGAATTAAATTCTGAATTTTCCAAGAATGTAATTGCTACAATTGTTTTACCAGAAGGAGCAACAGCCTGGGAAGTTCCTGTTATTAAAGCAGACCCTCCTTGGCCCAATGATGCGTTTTGTGCCTCATGCACAGTGTATGTGTTTAAACCTGACCATCTTTTACTTGCCATAATTACCTCGTCATTCCAAAGCCCATAATCCTTCTAGGCCCTGATATTTTTGAACTTTCATGTTTTTCTACTAGCTTTTTAAACTCTCTCATAAAGTATTCTTTTCTTTCAATATCCATTTGATCTTCAGCAAATTTAGCTTTTATATAATATACTAATGCTTTAGACAAATATGGTGGTAAATCTAACTCAGAAGACTCGTCGACTAATGCACTTACATTATAATATAAGTCTGGAGTTTTTTCAAATGCCTGTTGGACGGTAGAACTATCACTACATTTAGTATAAAGAGTAATATATCCTGTTCCAGTAGCCTTAACTTTATGCAATCCATTCCATTTCCCAGCATTTTTTAATACTATATAACTTCCATCGCTTAAACTTTCAGGAGAAGCAGAATAATCATTATCTCCTTGGTCTATAAGTTTAAGTAGCCCATCAGTTGATACATATGTATCTATTTGAGTATCAACTTTATCAGTTTCGTCAATAAAATAATTTGGACTATATGCATATTCTATCTCTATACCATCAGCAACATTAACAGTAGGACTAACCCATGAAGGTTTTCCTGTTGGCCCAATCTCATCTAATGTATATTGCTTATGATTAATGCTTGACCCATCAACTGTAATAACATCTTGACCTGATCCATAACCAAATTGATTCTCTAATAGGGATATTTTATTACCTTTTATTTGATATGCATATGATTTTCTAGTTGCCATCTGGATCCTTACTTGTTGGTTTGCCTACAGCCCTTGGAAGACTTCTATATTCATCATCACTATTTAATTGATTTTTACATCGAACATCAAGCATTTTAATCATATCCTTAGGTAAATCATAAAAACGCTGATCCTTTACAATATCAATTCTAGCTGTAGTAATATGAGTTTCTGCCAACATATTTATTTCTTCTAATGCATCTTTTATATAAGCAATGGCGCGACCAGTTTGGGTCACGCCTACTCTTTCCATTATCTCCTGTACTTTCATATTTAAGTAACTGTCACTAACTGAGCTAATACTGTTGAATCAGCAGAAGTTCCTCCTGCCACATTATTAGATGCTGCGACATAGTATCCCATAGAACTACCAAGAGCTGGTGTATGTGGTAAAAACATAGAGCCACCAGATGGTATAGATGCTATAAGAGTATAAGCACCACTTGAATGCTCAACAAATACTGCTAAATAATTATAAGTTCTTGTATCTAAATCAGTATCAGTATATCCTGTATGTTTTATAAACATCCCATCATAAGCAGTATTTTCTGCACCAACTACTTGCTTGGTTCCATTAGCTGCACATGATGTATATGTTGGAGTTCCTGCAGAATAGTTAGTAACCACAGTATCAGCAGCTATTTCTATTCCCCCTGTTGCCTGAGTAACAGCTGTTACACTGCTTCCTATTGTAAATGGGATATCATGATGATGTACATATTGAGTACTAGTATCATCCGCTCCCATGCTAGTATCATCATCATTGGTATACGCTACTGTTTGAGTATATTCATCAATGACATCTACAGATACTGCATATTTTATATGATTTGCCATAATTATTCCTTTTAATTAAAGGCGTATACGCCTATTGTTGTGTTGATTTTTGAATTTGTACTTCTAGCAAATATACTAGATATACCTGTGTCTGCATGTCCTGCTTTAATCTTTACACCGCCACTTAACGCAGAATTATATGAAGCATTAATAACAAATTGAGCAAATGGCAATGATGATATTGTCCAGTCGCATGCTCCTGTTAAATATGATATTGTCCCAACTGTAGAACCTTGATATATAAGATTCCCATGCCCATCATCATACATAAAGGCATTTACATTAGGATAATTTCTATTTGATGCAGTGTCAATTATTACATCATCTGGTAGTTTTGGCTCTATAGCAGATGGGAAAGTGGTGTCATTTGGAAAGATCCCCACACTGCCAGTAAATAAATCTGCTCCTGTACTACCACTTCTATCTGCAATTAATACCTTTGATCCATTAGTTCCATCGTGAGGGATCATATGTGAATTAGATGTAAATCTTAATCTTCCATCAGTAATGCTAACAGTACAAGAATATGGCAATGATTGAAATGCTACATCAATACTATCTTGTATTTTCTTCAATACTCCATTAGCTCCATTAAATGTAGTTACTGAACTATCAGTAGTAAATACTATTGCTGTTGCAGAAGAATCATCTATTGTAAGATCAAATTCATATGCAGTTGAAGTTGACAATTTAGTATCAGTACTTGAACTTATAGGCTTACCAAAATCAATATCAGCATATGCACTTTCATAAAACTTAATAGCAACGGATCCTGGAACTATACCTTGACATTCATCATTAGCTACTGCACTTCTACCATAGCCAAAGAAATTATTAATTTTAAATCGACCTTTTCCATCAGTCATTACTAATTGAGAATTACCTGATAATTGAGTATTGTATTCATAATAGGCATTAAAAATTGGAAAATGAACATTAGCACCACTAACAGCACCATTAGTTGAATCTGTTTGGTTATCTTTATCTGCTTTACTTGTTCCATGTAATGCTCTTCTAACTACCAATGTACCTGCTGCATCATCATCTGTTCCACTATCATCTGTAATGGATGTAACTTCCATGACCTCAATTCGTGTAGCAGTTGTATCATCGATCCCTACCTGTACTAAATCACCTACCTCAAAAAGTGCAATATCTGCTACTTGCAAAGCACTTTCACTGTCTTCAAAATCTCCATCTAAATTAACTCCTGAATCTACATACATTGCAGTAGCAGGAACTTGATTGTCTAATGTTGCTCCTAGTCCTGCAGAATTTCCTGCTGTATGCTGAAATAAACATAAATTAGGGAGATAAATAAATTCACCTGCATTAAGTATTCTCTTCATATCAGATCCACCTGCAGAAGCATTTGTATCTGGTTCTGCATGAGTCCACTTAGCTACATTCATATTTAATTCAGCTGTAACTGCTCCTTCATTACAAATAATAATACCTTTAGCATCCTTTAATGAACTAGCTAAAAAGCTTGCTTCATTAAATGCAACTACTTGTACGCCTTGGTCAGTAGAGTCTACCTCTTTTTTCTGTATGATTTCTTCTGAAAATGTTTTGCTTAAAGCTTTTTTTAATGAAGATGATCCATAAGTAATATTTAAATCTACCTTAAGGTTATTCCCCGCCTTAGACAAATAAGTTGCCATCTCTAATTCCTTTCTTCTTGTTTAGAAGCCATTATACCAAAAGCTTGGTTATATTCTAATTTTAAATCTTGCAATCTTGACTGCATCCAATTATAATCTAATTGATCGGCTTGTAATCTTGCACTATAATCTTGTATTAAACTTGATATTTCAGCTTGATATGAAGCTATCTTTGCCTGATAATCCTGTGTTTTACTATTTGATTCTGCACTATATTTTGCTATATCATTTTGATACTTTTGTATATTAGATGAAGTATTTGCTTGATATTGAGAGATATCTGCTTGGTATTTCTGTACAATAGCTGTTACTTCGGAACTATATTTTGATATATCGTATCCTGTTTCTGCCTGGTATTGAGATAATGCTTTCTGTATTTCTTGTTGATACACAGATAAATCATTAGATGTCTTTGCAGATTCTTGCTGAACATCTGCAGAATATTTTTGCAATTTAGTAGCATTCTCTTCTCTCCACTCTGTTATCTTCCCTTGATTAACCGCTACAACCTTATTTACTTCAGCAGAATATCCTTGTATACTTTGTGAATATTTTGTTAAAGCTTTACTATCATCTTCTGATGATAATTGTGCATTTTGTATTGATACCTGTAAAGATGCCTGATATTCTGCATTATTTCTATTAAATTTATTTAACTCATTTTGTGCTTCTGCAGAATACTTTTGAAGCTTTAATGCATTTTCTTGTTGCCATTCTGTTATTTCCCCCTGATTAAAAGAAACAATTTTATTAATATCAGAAGAATAACTTTGTATTTCTTGAGCATAGAGTTGTAAATCCTGAGCTTGCTTAGAGTCTTTTAATTGAGCATCTTGAAGCTCCATTTGTACCTTTGCTTGATACTCTACATTATTTTTATTAAATTCATTTAATGCATTTTGTATACTGGCAGAGTATGCTTGTATATCTTGTTGTCGCTTTGCTTCCCAGATTTGAAAATCTTTTTGAGTATTATTTTGATATTGCTGTACTTCTTTATTAACTTCTTGAGTATAACTTTGTATTTGCTGGGCATAACTCTGTAAATCTCTTGCTTCTTTTGCGTCTTTTAATTGAGCATCTTGCAAGTTTTTTTGCAATGTAGCTTGATATTCTGCATTCCCATCATTAAATACATTTAACTGACTTTGAATATCAGCTTGATATTTTGAAACTTCTGATTGATATCTAGAAACTTTTATTTGCTCATTATTTCTATACTGCTCAATCTCCTTTGATATATTTGCTTGATATAATTGTAAATCAGAATTAAAATTATCAATAGTAAATCTATATTGAGCAATTGAACCTTCTAATAACTTAGCTGCATTTGTTATATTAACGTTAGTACTTTGTTGCATTTTTGATATAGCTGCACTGGTGCTTTGTTGCATTTTAGCTGTTGCAGCAGAAGTACTTTGTTGCATTTTAGAAATAGAAGCATTTACATCATTTTGAGCATTAGCAATTGATGCTTGAACTAAAGTATTTATAGAAGCGCTTTTTATTTGAGCATCAGCATTTGCATTTACGATTGTTGCTTGCATAGCATTTCCAGCAGACTCAACTTCAGCTTTAAACGCATTTACAAAAGCTTCTATTTTTCTTATTTGAATAGTAGCCATCTCAAAATCTTCTGATTCTTCTATCATATCTGCTAATTTAATAAACCATTCATCTGGGTTACTATAAGAATGATCATCACCTATAGGGGAGTCTTCATCGTCTGTAGGAGCATTTGGCATTGATGTTAAACTTTGAGTAGCATCATCTGCATCACCCATGGCAGGACGCGTATATTGAGCATCACTAGGGGCTGCTGAAACATCTGTACCACTAGCATCAGAAAGCCCTGTAATGATTGCATCTTGAGCTCCATTTATTGCATCTTGAGCTGCAGCAACAGCATCACCTATTGTTGCTGATGTAAATGGTATTACAGGCATAGCAGGAATAGTTGGGGCAGTACTACTAATCGTTAATACATCTCTTGCCTCCAAAATAGGCGCAGATGGAGCAGAATATACTCCAGCGGTACCAGTAATTGATACACTGTTTTCGCTTAATGTAGGTGCTACTGGAGCAGTTGCATTAATAGTTAAATCTGTTATTGTCAAGTCGCTTAAGGATAATACTGGAGAAGTATAAGATGGAGCAGTTCCGAAACTATCAACTGTCTGTAAAGAAATAGTTGAAGGAGTAGGAGATACTGGCATCGCCCAAGACAAACTAGGAAATGTCCCAAAGGATAATATCGGGCTAATATAACTATCTAATGTACTTGAGAATGAAACAGAATTATCAGATAAAGTTGGAGCAACTATTGCCGCTGGCATATCCCATGATAAACTAGGGAAGGCACCAAAAGAAAATGATTGTCCTACAAATACTGGAGCACTTGGTACTCCTGAAAAACTTACATTTGCATCACTAGGTACAGTAGGCAAAGAAATTGTTGGAGGAATAGATGCAAGTGTTAATGCACTAGGTACAGATGGAAGAGTTGGAGCACTAGGTACTACTGGCAAGCTCAAATCGCTTGCTACACTCTTGTCTCCTAGATTTGCTTGTAATAATTTTATACCCGCGTAAATTATCACTAAATAAATTTTATCAGATGGAAATGCTTTTATTTCAGTGTCATCATAAGCTAATGCACTTCCTCCTGGATCTTGTGGGGTATTATTAATATAATAAATTTTATATGCATTTGGATCAGACCCTGGAGCAGGATATACATTTATCTTCCCATCCTCCAACATTGTATATGCAGGGTTAAATTTAGATGCATAATTTAAACTATCAGTATCTGTCACTCTAGATTGAAATGACGGATCTATATATTGGCATTCTCTCCAGTCATTATTAGTTCCTGACTCTCTAACAACTGAAATAATCTTGGCACCATTTAAGTTCGCTCCTTGAGATGTTTGCTCAGCAGTAACATCTTGAAAGAATATTGCTGAACGAGGATCTGCGATTAACATTTTATTAGTAACGTCAATAACTCCGTCCTGTAAGAACTGAGATAATTCATCATTGTCACTAACTGTTAATGATGTTAAATCTTGTACTTGATCTATAAATGCCATATTATTCCTTTACAAAGACCATGTCCACCCCCTGGAGAGAAGAACTACCCAAGAGGCGGACCGGCCATTTTGTTTTAACTAGCTATTACGCATCAACGTCATCTATACCATTACCTGTAGATGAGTAAGCATGTACAAACCAGCTTGTTCCGTCAGTGAATATTTCCATATGATCACCAACGACTGCATTGCTTGCATCAAAGAATACTCCATCTTGAGTAGAGGTAGTTTGACCTGCGCCTTGCTTGATTACCATAACTCTACAAGTAGATGATGCTAGATCGGCTGTTTGGCCATCACTAGACAATTTAGCTGTTACAGTATCTGCAGCAGTTACTGCTGCTTCAATACTATAATCGGCTACATCTACACCCATAGAAGCTAAGGCGAAATCACCTAAGGCTGCACCTGTTACTGTAATATCTTCACTTGCTGAATCACCATCAGTCAAAGCAGCCCAGTCTTTTGTTTCCGAAGCGGTTAAAAAGATTGGGTTCTTTTGAGTGAAATACATTACATCACTATCACCAGTAGCACCACCAGCATTTGTCAATCCATATCCCATGATATGAAAATCATTGCTTGATGCTGTAGATAGAATAAACTTAGCATTCCATCCAGCTATTTTGGTTGATAATTGAGGTAAATTAACAGTAACTGCTGCAGATTGACTGCACATAAACACCTTACCTGAATCATTAGGTGCAAGTTGCTTATCAGCGGTAATGCTTTCTACTAGTTGACCCTTATACGAAGGGTGGTTACCTATCATTGCATTAGCCATCAGTCACCTCCTTAAAGCAGTTCAATTACAGCTGCGTCTAGTCTAACTTCATTATCAGCATTAGCTGCATTCCAGTCCATATTAAGAGCTATCGCTATTGCAGCAGTAGTGTCTTTAGAAGTTAGTACGTTTGCTTCAGCTTTATGAACAGTGCCATTAGCATCTGTGCGCAAATCAGCAAAAGCTTGCATGCTTCCAGCAGATCCTACTTTAAGAACATGAATATCAGCAGAAGCCCATACTAAGTCATCGTCAGCTACATCAAGAGCAGCTCCACTACAAATAGCACTACCAGCAAAATTAAGTACTGG